CGTTGGATAGCTTCCTTACGCAGCAAAATCAGGGTGTGGACTTAGATGTTCTAAAGGAAACAGACCCTATCGGTTATGCGGTAGCGGTAGCTGAACAGAATCAGCGTGAGAAGCAGTTAGCAGTAGTAAGGCAAGAACAGCAACGCATTGCACAACAGCAACAAGCCGAGCAACAAGCCTCTCTGCAAAACCATCTCCGTCAAGAATCTGAGAAGCTAGTTAGTCTGATTCCTGAGTTAGCTACTCCGCAGGGCGATGCAATCCGAAAGCAAATTCGAGATTATGCGAGGTCTGTAGGATGGACTGACCAAGAACTCAGTTCTGTATATGACAGTCGGGCTGTGGTGAGTTTGTATAAAGCAATGAAGTATGAGCAACTTCAAAAGAGCAAACCTGAGTTAACCAAGAAACTTCAAGCTGCTCCTAAGATGATGCGTTCTGGGACTTCTGCGCCTCCTACAAAATCGTCACAAGATAAACAGGTAATGCAAAGGTTGCGTGAAACTGGAAAAGTTGCAGACGCAGCAAAAGCATTTGAACGATTCTTTTAATTTTGGAGTATTAACATGGCTACATATCAAACATACACCGCTATCGGTATGCGGGAAGACCTTTCGGATGTTATCTATAACATCTCACCAACAGACACACCATTTTTTTCGTCTGTAGGTAAAACCAAAGCTACTGCTGTTTATCACGAGTGGCAGACTGACAGCTTGGCAGCAGCCAGCTTGTCTAACTACGCAGTTGAGGGTGCAACAGCATCTGACGCTACTATGTCTCCAACAACTCGTGTTGGCAACCGCACTCAGATTGCACAGAAAACAATCAAGATTTCTGGCACTTTGCAGTCTGTTGACAAAGCTGGTCGTAAGTCTGAAAAGGCTTATCAGTTGGCTAAAGCATCTGCTGAAATCAAGCGTGACATGGAAACTTCCGTTCTGAGCAACCAGATTGCTTCTAATGGTGACTCTACTACTGCTCGTAAATTGGGTGGTCTGCAAGCATGGTTGAACAGCAACTACTCTGGTGGTACTGATGGTGTTGCTGGTTCTTTGGGTACAACTGCTCGTGTGAACGGCACAAACCGCACTTTCACAGAAGCCTTGTTGCAATCTGTTGTTAAGAGCGTTTACGCTTCTGGTGGCAACCCCAAAGTGTTGATGGTCAACCCTGCACACAAGCAAGTGGTTTCAGCTTTTGCTGGTATCGCTGCACAGCGTTTCATGGCCCCTGCCAACACACCCACAACAATCGTGGCTGCTGCTGATGTGTACATGAGCGATTTCGGTACAATTTCTGTTGTTCCTAACCGCTTTATGACATCTACCAACTCATGCGATGAGACAGCATTTGTGCTTGACCCCGACATGGCTGCTATTGCTTACTTGCGTCCTTTCCAGACCAACGAATTGGCTGTGACTGGTGACAACGAAAGCACACAGTTGTTGGCTGAGTACACCTTGGAAGTTAAAAACCAAGCTGCTCACGGCATCATTGCTGACTTGACACCTTAATCTAAGGTAACCCCGAAAAATGCCTCAGACTTAACCCTCTGGGGCATTTTCTTTTCTACTCAAACTGATAGAATTAAGTTATGCAAAATCCTGTCAATTTTCGTCAATCTGCTGTCCATGCTGATGGTGAGGGCGGTATCGTTATTCAAACTCGTCAAGATGTGTCTGCCATTGTTGAGCAGAACAAAAAAGAATTTAATTCTTTTGATGAACGAGCAAGATGGTCTGACCATTTGTTTGGCAATAAAGTAGCAAGCATACCAATGACTGTGATTGATGACCTTAACAAACAAGGCATCATGCGTGGGTTTGCTGTGCTTGATGAGAAGCGTTTTGCTGCTTTTCTGAATGACCCAATGAATCGTGCATGGCGCACTAGAACAGGAGTTGTATGAGTATTACCACTTATGCTGAACTACAGACAACTATCGCAGGATATTTGGCTCGTTCAGACCTAACAACTCAAATCCCAGATTTCATTCGTTTGGCAGAAGTACGCTTGCGTAGAGACTTGCGTATTCGCCAGATGTTATCTACTGCAACGCTGACCTGCACATCAGGAACAGCAACAGTTACTATCCCTACTGACTTCTTGGAAGTCAAGGATTTTGTTGTCAATGTCAATCCTGTGATGCCATTGAACTACCAGTCTCCATCTTTGTTCTCTCGTAACTCACGAACAACAGATGTAGGTAAGCCATTGGATTACACAGTATTAGCTTCTACATTTAAGTTAGCACCAGTACCTGATACGGCATATACGCTAAATTTGGTTTATTCTGCTGCGCCAGCTTTCTTGAGTGACTCAAATACAAGTAATACATTCTTGACTGTTTGTCCTGATTTGCTTTTGTATGCGTCTTTGCTAGAAGCAGAGCCTTACTTGATGAATGATGCTCGAATCAATACATGGGGAACTATGTTTGACAGGGCTATGAATTCGTTGACTCGTTCTGATGAGAAGGGTCAATTCTCTGGCGTTCCTTTGGCAATGCAAACAACATATATCTGATATGCCTACACAAAGAATACAACTTGGTGAGTGGATGCCTGACCAGTCAGGTATTTCTGGCGTATTGACAGACGCTAAGAATGTCGTTTCTCAGGCTATCGGGTACGGCCCTTTCCCGAGTGCTGTAGCCTTTTCTGGTACTGCTGCGGAAGAACTATTCACCTTATACGCTGCCAAAAATCCAGACTCAACCACTCAGTTGTTTACATCTGGTAACACTAAGATTTATACAGTTGATGGTGTTGGTGCATTGACTCTGGTTAAGTCAGGCATGACTACTGGCATTACTGACAAGGTTCGTTTTACTCAGTTTGGCAAGACTGTCATCACGACAAACAATGCTGACAAGTTGCAAGCATGGACGCTAGGCACATCTACTTCATTTGCTGACTTGGACGCTACTGCACCTGTTGCTAAGTACATTACTGTTGTGCGTGACTTTGTAGTTGTGGCTAATACTTATGAGAGTGGCGCACAGCAGCAATATCGTGTTCGCTGGTCTGCAATCAATGATGAAACAGATTGGACAGAGGATGTAAACACTCAGTCTGACTATCAAGATATTCCTGATGGTGGTCAAATTGTAGGTATTCGTGGTGGTGAGTTTGGTTTGGTCTTCTTAGAAAGAGCCATTAGCCGAATGACCTATGTTGGTACGCCATTCATTTTCCAGTTTGACAATATCTCTCGTAACAAGGGTTGTATGGTTGCTGGCTCAATTGCTCAGTACCAAGGCATCACATTCTTCTTATCTGACGATGGTTTCTATTTATGCGATGGTCAAACGATTCAACCAATTGGAAGTGAGAAGGTTGACCGATTCTTTATTGAGGACGCTTCAGAATCTGATTATGGTTCTATGTCTGCTGCTGTTGACCCTGTTCGCAAGTTGGTTATATGGAACTATGTTGCTATCGATGGAAATCGTAAACTAATTATTTACAATTTTGCAACAAAGAAGTGGACATATGCAGATGCAGGTACTGACTACCTGTCTGAAGCCTCTACAGCGTCTGTAACTCTTGAGCAGTTGGACAGCATTAACACTTCTATTGACGCATTGACGACAAGCCTTGACTCTCGTTTGTACATTGGTGGTAAGTACTTCCTTGGTGGTACGCTAGGAAACAAGGTTTATACATATACAGGTGCAAATCTTACAGGTCAAATTTCTACTGGAGACATTGACTTAGGTGGTGTTTCTGTAGTGACATTGGCTCGTCCACAAGTTGACAATGGTTCTGCGACTGTTGCTGTAGCTTCTCGTACATTGTTAAACCAAAGTGTTAACTATGGAACAGCAGTAGCAGCAGACTCAGAGAACAGGGTTTCTTTGCGTAGTGCTGGTAGATACCACAGACTTCAGTTAGTTCCAACTGGTGCTGACTGGAAAAACGCTGTAGCCGTGGATGTGGATGTTGTTGGTCAAGGGGTTCGCTGATGTTTAGAAGCCTACCTGCTTTCGGTGGTGACCAACGAGCCGTTGCAGAGGTTGTCCGTGGCATCATGGACGGCAAGACCAATAACACAGGCACGATTACTCTGGCTACTGGTGGCGCAACTACTACCACTTTGACAGACAGAAGGATAGGCCCAGATAGCGTAATCCTGTTTGCGCCAGCTTCTGCTGCTGCATATTCCGAAGTAATGCCTTATGGTGCTTTTCAGAGCTTAGTTGACCAAGGAATTGCTACAGCGAATACTGCTTATGCTATGACTTTGGACACCACAGATTACTCCAATGGGGTAACTCTGAGCAACAGTTCTAGGATGAATGTCAAAAACGCTGGTGTTTATAACTTCCAATGGTCTGGTCAGTTTAATAATACTGATACGCAAATCCATGATGTAAGCGTTTGGCTGCGTAAGAATGGTGCAGATGTAACTGGTTCTACAGGATTTATCTCTGTTCCTAATTCTCATGGTGGTGTACATGGTCACTTAATTGTTGGCTGGAACTACTTTCTTGAGTTAGCTGCTAATGATTACATTGAGTTGTGGTGGTCAGCTACTAACACATCTATTTCATTAGAGCATTTTCCTACCCAGACAAGCCCAACAAGACCATCTACAGCGTCTTTGATTACTACATTGAATTTCATCACACCAAATTCATTGACAAACATTTACACCAGTTCTCAAGGACAAGGTACGGCAACAATTAACCACTTTGCAAATTCAACGGCAAATAAGACGTATAGATATGCAATTATTGGTTGATTTTAATAATTTATGTATAATGGATTCCGTGGATGACCCATCTTGGAATCCGAACTTTTAGGAATAAAAGATGGCTACTACTACCACATCAACAGTTGCACCAGAAATATCACCATATCTGACATATGGTCTGCAACAGGCTACTAACCTTTATCAAGGTGGTGGCCCACAATACTACACAGGTGAGACATTCGTAGCACCCTCCCAGACAACACAAGCAGGTCTTCAGGCTTTGGAGACTCGTGCGTTAGCAGGTAACCCTTTAACTGGTCTTGCTCAACAGCAATTGCAGGGTACTTTGGGTGGTGCTTACTTGGGTGGCAATCCATTCTTCCAAGGTGCATTTGCCCCTGCTGCACAAGCTGCTCAACAACAGTTTAAAAGCACACTAGGTGACATTGGCTCTAAAGCAAGCCTAGCAGGTCGTTATGGCTCTGGTGCTATGGGCAACCTAGAGAATCGTGCTGCTGGTCAATATGCACAAGCATTGACTAACACAGCAGGTCAGTTGGCTTACCAGAACTACGAGCAAGAACGAGCAAGACAACAGCAAGCTATCGGTGCTGCGCCTCAGTTGGCTGCTGCTGATTACCAAGACATTAACCAGTTGTTGCAAGCTGGTCAGTTGCGTGAAGGCTATCAAGGTCAACAGTTGGGTGCTGACATTCAGCGTTTCAACTTCTTGCAAAACCAACCACAACAGAACTTGCAGAACTATATGTCATTGGTATATGGCAACCCATTAGGTCGAGTTGGACAACAAACATCTAGTGGTGCTGCTGACACATCAACATTGCAAAACCTTTTAGGTACTGCTGCTACGGCTGCTGGTGTTTACAAGAATTTAGGTTCGCCTAACCTTAGTTGGTTAAACCCTTTTGGTTCTACACCAACAGCAAACACCAATTGGATGGGTACTATTGACGCTAATGCACCTGCACTTGGCTCTAACTGGTGGGATTAAAAATGGCTGGACTATTAGACATTTTCGGTACAAGTGGCGCAGACACAATGGGTCTGTTGGGTATGTCACCTGCTGACATTGCTCGTAATCGTGACGATGCACAAGCCCAAGCCTTGTATGCCCTAGCAGGACGATTGTTCCAAGGTGGCAACACAGGTGCTTCTATTGCTGAAGGCTTACAGCGTGGTCAACAAGCATATCGTGGTGGTATGCAAGGTGCTTTGCAAGAGCAATTACAGAATGTCCAATTGCAAGACATGATTCGTAAGCGTAAAGCTGAAGAACAGGCATTGATGCGTCAACAAGCTGTTGAGCAAGAGATTACAAAAGCATATCGTCCTGAAGTGTTTGCTGAGACACCATTGACAAACATGATGGGTCAAGAGATTGCAGGGCCAAATCAGCCACAAGCTGCTGGTCTTGGCATGGAAGCATTAGCACCTAAACTAATGGCTACTCCTGAAGGTCGTAAAGCACTTAAAGATTTGCAACCAGAGTACAAAGAAGTTAATGGTGCGCTTTATGAGATTTCTGCTGGTATGCCTCCAAGATTAGTTGCTGGCTCTAAGAAGCGTGATACTGTAACAGTAGGCAATGTTGTTCTTGATAAAGACAACATGAGTGTTCTTTATACAGCACCAGAAGCACCTGCTGCATCTATCAAAGAGTTCCAAGACTTTAATAAATTAACTCCAGCACAACAAAAAGCGTATCTTGTTTTGCAAGAACAAAAAAGACCAGCTACAACAATCAATATGCCAAATGAAGGCGAGCGTAAAGCCGCAACATTGGCTAGTCGGTTGAACTTCAGCGTAGGTCAAATGAATGAAGCAATTGGTTTAGACCCTAAAGCGGCTTTGCCAAATACTTCTGCTGAAGTTGCTCGTTTTGTTTCACGAACAGATTTCTTGCCAAACAAGATTAACACCGAACAGCGTCAGATTGTTGAGGCAGCACAAGAGGATATTCTTGATGCGGCTTTGACATTGGGAACTGGTGCGGCATATAGCCGTGAGCAGTTGGCTGGTTACAAAAAATCTTTCTTCCCACAAATGGGAGATAGTGCTGCAACAGTTAAAACAAAGCAAGAGCGTCTTACAAACTTGCTTAAATCTGCTGAAGTTGCATCTGGTCGTGCGGCAAAAGAGATTACTGTCCCAATTCCTGCACCAGCACCAGCAGCACCTGCAATGAGTGGCTTGCAAAACGCTGTTCAAGCAGAGATTGAAAGACGCAAAAAGGCTGGTGGTGGATAATGGATTTAACTAAATTATCAGATAGTGATTTGCTTGCTTTGCAAGCTGGAGATTTAACTAAAGTCTCTGATTCTGGTTTGACAATTCTGAATCAAGGTCAACCTAAAGAGCCAACACTCAGAGAATCATTTGAGCGTGGTGCAGGTTTGGCTTATCGTGCTATGGCCCCTACATTGACTGGCGCACAGATTGGCTCGTATGGTGGCCCACTAGGTGCTGTTGTTGGCTCAATGGCTGTCCCTGCTGCTGATGCTGTTAACTCTTTAATTAACTTAATTGCTTCTCCATTTACTGACAAGCGATTGATGCCAGCATCTCAAGCTATTCAAAACTTGATGACTCGTGCTGGTGTCCCTGCTGCACCTGAAACACAAACTCCAACAGAGCGAGTTGTTGGTGCAGGTCTTGAATCCATGACTGGTGTAGCTAGAACTATCCCCTCATTGATTAAAGCATCTACGACAGCAGCATCTCCAGTTACTCGTGGTGTCACAGAGCAATTAGCTGTTGCGCCTAAGACTCAAGCGATTGTTTCTCCAACAGCAGTTATGACTGGTCAGACAGTCACAGAAACTACTGATAATCCTTTGGCTGGTGCTGCTGCAACATTGGCAACAGGAATGGCTGGTGGCGTTAAGCGTCCTCAAAAAGAGCAAGCGTTATCTACACAAGCATTGGACAGAATTGCTACTGACAGATATAACCAATTGCAACAATCTGGTGTCCAGTTAAAAACTGATGAGTTTGTTAACTCAATGGATAAGATTGCAAAAGGTTTGAGAGATGAAGGATATACGCCTAAAGCATATCCAAAAATCTCTGGTGCTATTGAAGAACTTACATCTACTACGCAACCAAAAGATTGGACTGAACTTCAGGCTTTGCGTAAGATGATTCGTGGTGGTCAAAAGAGTGTTGACCCAGAAGAAAGACGAATTGCATCAATACTTTTGGATGACTACGACAATTACTTGATGACTGTACCTAAAGAAGCAATTGCTGCTGGTGACATGAAAAACGCAGGTCAGTTGTGGTCAGAGGCTCGTAATGCTTATTCAAAGATGAAGAAGTCTGAAGTCTTTGAGGATATGCTTAACGAGGCAAAGCTAGATAAGAGTAAATTCACACAATCTGGTGAGGAAAACTCTCTTGCTAAACAGTTGCGTCAGTTGGCAAAGAACGACAAGAAAATGCGTTTGTTCACTAAAGATGAGCAAGCCGCTATTGAGCAAGCCGCTAAAGGTGGTAATGTTCAGAATATGTTGAAGTTCTTTGGTCGCTTTGCACCGACTGGCCCTGTGAGTGGATTGTTTACTGGTGGCGCAACTGTGATGGCCCCTGCTGTTGGTATCCCAATGGCTCTAGGTGCTGCTGGCTCTCGTGTAGGTGCTACAAATATGCGTAGAACTAGCGTAGAGGATTTAGCCAATATGATGCGTTATGGTGGAGTTCCACAAACAACAGGTGGCGCATTAAGGGCGGTAACGCCAATAACAGCTAGAGGTCTTTTGTCTATTGAAGACTTAGACCAAGAACAGCGTAATCTTTTGGGTATCCAATAAGGACTAACATGGCAAAGACCAAGATTTCAGAATACAGCAGTACCGCAGGGAACAATACTGACATTAACAGTATTAACCTAGCGGAAGGTATGGCCCCGAGTTTGGTCAACAATGCCATTCGTCAATTGATGGCTCAGTTGAAGAACTTTCAAGATGGTTCTGCTGGTGACAATGTAACTGTTGGTGGTAACTTGTATGTGACTGGCACATCTACCATGACAGGTGCAATTACTGCCTCTGGTGGTGTCAATGGCAATATTACATCGTCTTCTGCAACGATTACTGGCGGTACTATCAATGGTGCTGTTATCGGTGGTTCATCTGCCCAAGCAATCACAGGAACGAATGTAACAGCTACTGTTGGCTTTACTGGCGCATTGACTGGTAATGTAACTGGCAACACAACAGGAACACACACAGGTGCTGTAACAGGTAATGTGACTGGTAATGTCACAGGAAATGTCACAGGTAATGTAACGGCTGCTTCTGGTACTTCAACATTCAACAATGTGACCATCTCTGGTTCATTGGATATGGATGCAGGCACATCGGCAACCATTACTGGCTTGGCAAACCCTGTAAATGATTCTGATGCTGCCAACAAGGGTTATGTAGATGCACTAGCCCAAGGTATTGATGCTAAAGCCTCTTGTGTTGTGGCTACAACAGCTAACATTACATTGTCTGGTACACAAACTATTGATGGCATTGCAGTATCTGTTGGTGACCGAGTACTGGTTAAAGACCAATCTACTTCTTCACAGAATGGTATCTATCTGTGTGCCTCTAGTACATGGGCTAGAACAACAGATGCTAATACATGGGATGAATTGGTTGCTGCCTTTACATTTATTGAAAAAGGTACAACACAAGCCAACAATGGTTACATCTCAACGATTACTGCTGGTGGTACTTTAGGCACTACAGCAGTTACCTTTGCTCAATTCTCTGGTGCAGGTCAGATTACTGCTGGCGCAGGTTTGACAAAGAGTGGTAACACTATTGATGTTGGCACAGCGTCTTCTAGCCGTATTGTTGTTAACTCAGACAATATCGACTTAGCGACTTCTGGTGTAACAGCAGGAACATATAAGTCTGTAACTGCTGACGCTTATGGACGAATTACAGCAGGTACTAATCCAACTACTCTGAGTGGTTTTGGCATTACAGATACTTACACATCTGCCCAGATTGATACGCTGTTTGGTTCAACAGAATCTGCTGCGACAAGTGCTGCTGCTGCTGCAACTTCAGCATCTAACGCTTCAACGAGTGCTACAAATGCCTCTACAAGCGCAGGTGAAGCATCTACAAGCGCAACGGCTGCTGCTGCTAGTGCTACGAGTGCTGCTGCCTCATACGACTCGTTTGATGACCGATATTTAGGTGCTAAGTCAACTGCACCATCTGTTGACAATGATGGTAATGCTTTACTCACAGGTGCTTTATACTGGAATACAGCAACTAACAATTTGTTTGTTTGGACAGGTTCAACATGGAGTAGTGCTGCATTTACATCAGGTTCATTCGTTACTCTGACAGGTACTGAAACCTTAACAAACAAAACAATTTCTGCTGCAAACAACACTTTAGTTGGTGTAGCAACAACAGGTAAGGCTATCGCTATGGCGATGGTTTTCGGTGGTTAATTAAAGGAACTTAAAATGGCTGCACCAAATATCGTTAATGTTTCGCTAATCACAGCGAAGACTGCTTACGCTACTCCATCAAACACATCGGCAAATGTATTGCTTGCTAACGCTGCCTCATCTGGCAAGGTTCTCAAAGTAAACATGATTATTGCTGCTAATGTGGATGGCACAAGTGCTTATGACACAACTGTGGCGGTAAATACTGCTGCTGCTGGCTCTGGCACTTCATACCCATTGGCATCGACTGTTTCAGTCCCTCCTGATGCTTCTTTGATTGTGTCTGATAAATCAACTTCTTTCTATCTTGAAGAAGACAAGTCTATCGTTGTGACAAGTAGCACAGCCTCAAAAATTGCCTACACAGTAAGCTACGAAGAACTCTCTTAAGGACTAAATCATGTCCAAACGAGTAGGTGGAATTTTAAGTGCTGGACTTAACGGCATCAACTTCCCTGTCAAGACTGTGGAATACCTTGTCGTTGCTGGCGGGGGTGGTGGTGGAAGCGATACAGGCGATGATGGTGGTGCTGGCGGTGCTGGCGGCCTTTTAACTGCTACTGGATACGCAGTAACTATTGGCTCATCAATTACTGTTACTGTTGGTGCTGGAGGAAATGGTGGCACTACTAGCGTTGGTTCGGCTGGTTCAAATTCAACCATTGTTGGTGGAACAACTATAACTGCCATAGGTGGTGGTTATGGCGGCATTTATAACGTAAATGCTGGCTCTGGCGGTTCTGGTGGAGGTGCGGGTTATACGGGTTCAACAGCAGGGTCTGGAACATCAGGACAAGGTTTTGCTGGTGGTGCTGGTGCTAATGGCGCACCTTATCCATCTGGAGGTGGCGGTGGTGCTGGCTCTGTTGGTGTAGCGGGAAGTGCAAGTGGTGGTGGAAATGGCGGTACTGGTTTGGTATCTTCAATTTCAGGTTCAGCAATTCAATACGCTGGTGGCGGTGGTGGTTCATCAATTACTGCTGGTGGTATTGCAGTAAATGGTGGTAATGGTGGAGGCCAAAGCACAGGCTATTTGAGAGCAGGGTCAAGTGGCCTTGCTAATACAGGTGGTGGTGGAGGCGGCTCAAGCAATGGCGGTGGTTTTGCTGGCGTTAAAGCAGGAACAGGCGGTTCTGGCATAGTCATCATCCGCTACCCATCTTACTTAGCCCCTGCTACATCAACAACAGGCTCACCTGAAACTTATGTCACAGGCCCATGGCGTGTTTACAGATTCGTTGCTTCTGGCACGATTACTTTTTGAGGTGATTCATGCCAACTGGTTTATTTACTCTTAAACAACAA